CCGTTCTCGTGGCCCTTGTTACCATCAACGCGACGTAGGTGGGACACAAGGACCATGCCGCAGCCGGTCTCTTCAACAAGGGTGCGCAGCCGGTGCATGATGTTGTCAATGGCACGACGTTCATCATGCTCCGGGGTGGACAAGACCAACATGTGAAGGTGGTCAACAATAATCCACTTGCAATCACAGCCTATAGCCATGAAGCGCAGCTTGCTAAAGATGCTGTCAAGGTCATTCATGCCATGATGGGCATGGACCCAAACACGGTCCTTGTTCTTGCCCGTGAAGATAGTTTCATAATGTTTCTGAAGCTCCTCCTGCGGGTAAGCGTCCCTGACGCTATCGATATGGATGCGGGCGTTGGCCTCAATGGAAACAATCCCATCGATGGTACGGCGCCAGTCTTCCTCAAGGGCGATGACACCTACATTGTCCTCGGTGTTGCGAATCAACCAGTGTTCAATCTCTCTGGTGACGCTGGACTTACCGAGGCCTGTGCCGCCCGTCAGCGTTACCAACTCGCCTTGCCGCATGCCTTCAAGCTTGTCATTCAAGCCTTGCCACGGGTAAGGAATAGAAGGCTTCCTAGGCCGATTCATATAGGAATCGAACTGGTCGCTGACGTTCAAGACTCCAGAAGGTGTATAGAGTTTAGCGCCCCACCAAGCATTCATAAACAACTGCTGGCGGTTTTTCTTGAGCATATCATTAGCGTCTTTAAACTCTTCGGGCAGGGTAACAACCCGTGCCTTTCCGGGCTTAATGATTCGGGCTACCTTGCGAGCAGCCTCGCGCCCAGGCTTGTCGTTATCGAAACAGATAACAACATTGTCAAAGGACTCTAAGAACTCTAGGGCGTCTTTAACATCCCGGTCTGCACCTTGGGCGCCATTTTTAACAGAAACAACAGGCCACTTAGACCCCATCATTTCATAAGCGGCCATAGCATCACACTCGCCTTCGACAACTGTGATGTACTTGCCGCCTTGTTGAAATGCTTGTTGACCAAAGAGGCCGGTGCCACGGGGCGAACCTTGCCACATGAAACTCTTGTCCTTGGTCTTGCGGACTTTGTAGCCTGTTACTTCATTATGAATATAGTAAGGATAACTATGTTCATAGATATTACCGTTCTGATCTTTTACGGATCGAACGCCGTACTTCTTTGCTGTATCTAAACTGATCCCCCTGTCGGTTAGTGCGTAGAACTCGCCATTGCTAGTAGAGTCATCCATTTTGTTTCTCTGATAAGTAGAGAATTCAGCCACGTTTTCTGTACCCTGCATAGCGGCTTCATAGTCTCGCATGAATTCGCCGCATGAAAAACACTTGGCAGACCCGTCGTCGTTTACTGCTACTGGGTCTTTGCCACCACACTTCGGACAAGCAACATGGGTCTTGACAAAAGGCACTGTTTACTCCTCGGTAATAATAGCCTCGTCAGTTAGATACTCTTGAACCTTAGAGTGAAGCGCAAGCACCGCCGCTTGTCGCAAGGTTACAGTATCTTGAGCAACATTGAAGTCCTGCTGCGCGAGAGCCAACAAGCGAAATGCCTGTTGACCCTCTGCAGAAAGCTTATCAATGTCATAGACTTTATCTTCGACATGATAAGTGTTAGGCACTACAGCTCCTCCTCTTCTGCTTCAACGTCAAAAGCTTCGTCGGCACTATTGGCACCGCCGTATTCAACAAGCTCAAGAACCTGCATGGCTTTGAAGTCTAGGCCCTTGTAGACCGTACCGTTCCACTTGGTTTCCCATTCCTTGAAGAGAACCTTAACCCGAGAGCCGTTGCCAACAGCAACATCGATCTTCTGCTTGTACTTATCGACAAGCTCAGGAGCCTCGCGGACCATGCCATTAGGGCCGTTGACCTTACGCTTGATGATAAGGGCAGGGCCTTCATCCATGTCCTTAACCGGGAAGCCCCGAGAGCGGTAGTCCTCTGCAAGGTCGGGGTTAACAACAAGGTTCACGGAATAGCAAGGAGTGAACTTAGTGTTGGGGGTAGTAACAAAAGACCAGTAAGCATGTCCTTCAACAACTGCCATAATGATTACCTCGTATACAAATGATTAATGAACAATGGTATCTGAGCTAGAACGAACTCTTCTGTTACCGCCGTTCCTGATTTGCTCGCCTGCATTTTACACCAACTAACAAAACGTGTCAACACCTCCTCGTTTGGTCGCTGTACACCCAACATCATTACGAAGGCCCGAGTGAACACATCGTCGATGATCTCTTCAACGGTCAGGTCTTCGTAGTCTAGCATTACTCCACACTCACGGTAGTGGACAACAGGACATTCATCTTAGCAGTGTCCAACAGAAAGTTAAAGGTCTCTGCAGGCAAGTCGGAAGCAACATAAACATTGCTATCAACGTCTGTAATCAGGATGAAGCCGACGTCATCATTAGGCTCATCAATTTCAGGCCCGAGACTTTTCAAAGCCTCTTCAAGCTTTTCGCGCATAGAGCGTCCCGCACTTTCTTTCTTGCCGAAATTACCTTCTACAATTTTCATCGCTTGAATTCCCGTAGTGGAAGGACCTGTAAGTTTTTAATTTCAAGATTGTGAGACAGTTTTAAATTAAGGTAGGTGTCGTAGACGCGCCCGAACGGACCAGTGTCATATTTGTATGTGAAAGTCTTTCCGCCTTCACGCTCTACGTCACCTACACAAACCCAGGGATGGCCCATGTGTTTAATGTACAACAGACTGTATGATAAGGCCTTCAAAGGCCCGTGGATAAATTTCCAGTACATCTTCCAGTAGATTTTCTTCATCGGTCGCCTCCCGATCCGAGTAGAACTTTACGCAGTTTTCGATATTCAAGTTTTTTGAGGTTAAGCTCTGCGACTTCTGAGAAGTTGATTCCGTTTTGTCGTAGTAGCACAGCCAGATTCCAGAGTACATCCCCGGCTTCTGAGACAACCTTTGCTCTGAAGTCAGAAGAAGTATTATCGCCGCGCAACATAGGCTTGATAAATAGGTCTGCAAGTTCTGCGGCCTCCACCATCAAGGATGCAATAGGATAAAACTCGTTCTTGAAGACTATGGTTTCAACCGCTTTAGTTTGGTAGTCGTCGAGGTTCATGAGCGGACAACTACCTTAAGAACCACCTCAACTTTTTTACCAAGCTCATAGAAATAACATCCTGAAATAACTATATCGTGGTTGTGTAACCACTCAGTAATAGTCTCCATATCTCCTACACAGAAATCTTCATCTTCGGTGATTGCTACATAAGTAATATCACTCATTATTCACTCTCCTGATAGAAGTCTAACAACATATCAATGTAGTGACGGGCTTTCTTAAGGTCTTGAATACCTCCCTTATCCCTGAACCTCGTGACATACTTTACTACGTTTGCTTGGCAGGCGTCAAGCCCATTCGCCATAGCATACTCAATGGGTTGAATCGCATGCTTCTTGTAGTGGTCACCGCCTTCTTGGGTTACTAGGCTTTTGAATCCTCGTGCTGCCATGTCTTCTGCTCTACTCTTTGCTGCCATGTCGCTCCATTCTTGAGGAGTAATATCATTAATCTTTCGGTGGGGCATTACGGCCTCCTTCCAACCAGTTCAACAAAGCCCGTCCGGCGACAAGCATGATAACAAACAACACAAACCAAATCAAATAGAGCATGGTACTAAGCTTCAAGCCAATCGATTTCGTGCATGATTTCAATGTATTCAGAGCCGTCATATTCATGAATCCTAAACTTTGTACCCTCAGGTATCCACTCGACAACTAAATCTTCAACGCCATTAAGTATAAAATCTTTACCATACTTGTCTTTAAGGTGGTGCTTGATAGCTTTGATTTTATTTGGCTCTAGGTACCACCTAGGCTTCATCACAATCTCAACTACAAAAGGATCGAATACACATTCAGGATGATCAGTATTAAAAGTATAATAACCAATCCCGCTAAACTGAGAAACAAGAACCGCTACATTCCCCTCGTCATCAAGAACTCTCTGGCGTGTCACTGAATTCTTCTCCGGGTGCTGAGTAATAATCATGAATCACATAAGCCGCAGAAATTATTTGCGATAAGCAAAGATCATTATAAGTATTATTAGTAAGACTGAAAGCACCAAGCCGTCCCTTTCGAATATCTTCAAGGTTATATTTGATTAGATTTTTCATTTCTTGTTTAACAATATCATTAATACTTTCATCATCAACATCGATCTTCATAAGAGTCTCCAAAGAATTCAATGTATTCTTTCTTCTCGTTCCAGCACCGCTTCATGATATCACCACGCTGGCGGTCTGTCAAGCGGCGCCAACGGGCTATCTCGTCAACATATCTGAAACATGCTTTGCACTGGCGTTCTACTTTGTCTAGCTCGCATACTCCAACACAAGGCGATTCCACTTCATAGGCCTCCCAAGTTTAGTCCACTCAGAGTTCTTGAGTTGATAGTATTTTTTATAGGCTGCTACGCTATCCCCTGGTACTTTGCACTCGTCGGGCATGCACTGAGGCGGCTCTTCGAAGGGCATCACAGCGATCCTAGTAGGTGCGTCTTGAAGCGCCTCCCGGCAAATGTTCCAAGACTTGTGGGTTTTATTGTACCTAGCTTCATACTCGGCACAAAGCCCTATGAAGTGTTTGTACAACCAAGCGTAGTGTAGGTAGCTGCGGCGAACCCACACAGCACTGGGGTGGTTCTTGTGTGTTGTTTTGTAGGGGGCCGTAGACCCAAGCTCATGGTGAGCAGTAGATAACAACTGCGCACTTCCAAGAATCATTTTGACTACATGCCGATCACACTGAAGTGTTGCAGCCTCAAAGGGATCAGAGTCTAAATAGAATATATTCATGACGATGCTATCCTCCCGGCGTTAAGAATTGCAAACCA